ATGATCCTGAGAAGTTTGAATATATAAAGGGATTGAAAAAGTATCTTGAGCAGTATCCAACAAGCGACAGAAGGTTTTATGATGCTGATGTAAAATTAAAATCCCTTGGAATAAAAAAAGGCATACCACTCCCACCAGTGCCAAAGCAAGCTTTTATACTTCCAGAGGGAAAACATGATCCGTATCATATTATGCACCGTATGCTGGAGCGTAATATTACAGACGATGACGTGCGGGGCTATATGAAGAACTCCAAAGTGATGTTTGCCCAATGGGGAGGACAAAGACAACTTTTTGTGAGTAGCCAGGGAATGTGTCTTATTACCAGGAGTGGTGATGGATGGATTTATAAAACGGCCTGGTCAAAACATGAATTTGACAAGGAATCAGAGATGATTATGGAGGTATTGAAAAATGTTGGACTATGAAGCAGACCATTATTGTCCAGCTTATGGGAAGGTGATCTGTGCGGATCTGTGTTATGATTCTCTTTGCTGTCTCACGGGAATGTTTAAGATTTCGTCTACTAAGGAATTGGCAGAGATTAAAGATATTGACAGAGCAAGAAAGGTTTGCAAAGAATGTCCATACAGTGATTTAAGTGGTGGTATGGATAAATGGGATGGAAATGTAAACTAACCAGGGCGGAGGTGGATTAAGTGGTCATCAAAGAGTTCGATACTGTACTCTTAAAAGATGGATGAGAGGCCGCTATAGTGGAGACTTTTGAAAATAAGGTTTTCATTGCTGATGTTGGAAGCTCTCCAAAAGATTGGGAAACTATAAGCATCACCATAGATGAAATCGAAAAAGTACTGCATACCAGCAGCGAGTAAGCCGCTGGTATTTTTATACCCATTTTCAGGGAAAGGAGACTACAATGCTTGCCTACTACGGCTACACCATAAGCCCCAACCAGATCGAGACTGGCGAGGGCTTTTTAATATGCCGCAACGTCCCCATTGCCAGGACCGGGGACATGCAGTACCTGGAAAGTGAGCTGGGGCTTGCGGGCACCCGGGTGGTGACGGTCCACCGCGATCCGGCGGAGGTATTCTCTGAGGCGGCCCTGGCATCCTTCGAGGGAAAGCCCGTGACGGACAACCATCCGCCCCAGCTTCTGGACCCTGACACCGTGTCCATGTATGAGAAGGGCCATGCCCAGGGGATCCGCCGGGGGACGGGGGAATGGGAGGGCTATGTGATCGCGGACCTGCATATCCACGACCGGGGGCTGATCCTGGCCATCCAGGGAGGAAAGCGGGAGATCTCCTGCGGATATGAGTGCGGATACACAGCCAACGGGGATGGCACCTACTCCCAGCACAGCATCAGAGGCAACCATGTCGCAGTGGTAGACCGGGGAAGGGCCGGAAAGCGGGCTGCGATACTGGACTCAGATAAACCAGAAACACGAAAGGCCCCAGGGCCGGAAAGGAAAGCAATGAAGAAGAAAGGACTGATATTCAGCCTCTTCGGGCAGGCTGTCAAAGACAAGAGCCCGGAAGAGATCGAGCAGCTTGCCATGGATGCGGCGGCAGCTCTGGAGGAGGATGCCGGGAGCGCTGCGGCGCCTCAGGTGAAAGAGCCGGAAGAGAAGAAGGAGACCGGGGAACCGGCACAGCAGCAGGTAAAGGATGCTGCTTTTTTTGATGTCCTGAACGACAAGATGGATACCATCCTTGCACTTCTGGACGGGGCCGCCGGGAAAGAGGGGGAAGAGAAAAAGGATCCCATGGATGCCGCCATTGAGGAGCTGGAAGGCGGAAAAAAAGACGGGGAGGAGCCGGGAAAGGAAGCCGGAGACGGCAGTGCAGCGGCGGATCCGTCCGGGGATGACCGGGGCGGGGCAAAGGTAGTCCCGGCAGGTGATGCAGGCAGTAATGCCAGCGGAATTGATAGGGCCCTGGCCGCTTCTATTCTCAGAAAGGTACGTCCGGCAGTGGCGGCGATCGGGGATGAGAAGCAGCGCAAAGCTGTAGCAGACGCCATCATTGCAGGCGTGACAGATACGGCGGGAACCTCTGATATTGCCAGGATCATGCAGGCCACCCAGAGGAATGCCGCCCATGCAGCGGACAGCAGGACGCAGGCAGGTACGGAAGAGATCCAGAAAGCGTATGACAGCATGAATCCCCACAGAAAGGAGACGAAGTGATGAAAGGACAGGTTATTGGAAAGACAATGCCCCACGGATATGCGGGGAGCTATTCCAGGCAGCCGGGGGCAGTGGTGGACACCCATCCCCTGGCCGGGGAAGATGCGGTGCCTTTCGGGGCGGCGCTTGTGTACGGCACGGGAGGAGCAGTGGTTCCTTTTGGCGAAAATGGTACAGCAGAGACATTTCTGGGGGTGGCTGTGCGTGAGGTAAAATCCGCCATGGATTACCTGGACCAGAACACGGGACTGTACCGTCCCGGGGAGGCCGTCCCGGTCATGAAGCTTGGCAGTGTCAATGTGGTCTGCCAGAACGGGACACCGGTGACTGGCGGGGCCGTATATGTAAGGACGAAGGCCAGTGCCGCATATCCGGCAGCAGCTGTGGGTGGATTTGAAGCAGCAGAGGACACCGGTAACAGTGTGAAGCTGGCAAACGCACAGTGGAAAGGGAGCGCAGACGCCAGCAGAGTAGCGGAGCTGTGTATCCTGACCAGGAACAACGCATAAGGAGGACAGATATGGCTTTTCAGAATGTAGGTACCAGTAATCTGGGATTTGTGGGCGGGAGCGGGGCCGCCCGGGGTGGAAATGCCCGGAGTTTTGCCATGGATGCCGCCGGGATCGCTTCCGGTCAGGCATTCCTTACATCAGAGCTGGAGAAACGGGACACGATGGTCCGCACCCCGCTGACCAGCTTCACCTATGCCAGGGATATCCCGGTCCGTGTGGGCGGCGGATGGGCGGAGACCATCAGCGCCATGCAGGTGGGCTATGGGGTAACCGGCGGTTCCGGTGACGGTCTGGCCCATGCAGGCGGTTCCAATGGGATTCCCATGGTGCAGGCGGATTTCTCCAAGGGGCTTTACAAGGCCCATATGGTGGCACTTGGCACCAGGATCATGTGGATCGACATGCAGCGGGGCAATATGACCGGCCGCAGCCTGGACACGCTCCTGCAGGACGGACTGCGCATGTCCTATGACAAACACATGGATGAGAACGTTTATGTGGGATTCGCGCGGTACGGCACCACCGGTCTCCTTAACTGCCAGGATGTCCTGGTGGTCTCTGCGGCATCCGGAGGCGGGGCAGGCAGCACAAAGTTTAAGGATAAGACCCCGGACAGGATCCTGGAGGATATCAACGATGCGATCCTGACTGCCTGGGAGCAGGCGGAGTATGACCGGGATGCGGTGCCAAACCACATTATCATGCCCTATGAGCAGTACAACTACCTGGCAGTTACCCGGGTCAGCGAACTGGCGGAGAAGACCATTCTCACGTTCCTGATGGAGAACAATGTGGCGAAGCTCAACGGCGCGGATCTGTTCATCGGTGCAGCCTCCTGGTGCAAAGGCGCCGGTGCAGGTGGCAGTGACCGGATGGCGGTGTATGTCAATAAGGAGCGTTACCTTGCCATGGATGAGCTGCATCCGCTGAACCGGGCCATGACATCCCCCAATACGGAGCAGTTCTGCTATGACACGGCCTATGCAGGCAATATCTCTGAGGTGGAAGTGTTCTATGACCAGACCATGGTCTATATGGATGGAATTTAGGGAGGGAAGACATGTTTATTATTTCCAAAAAGAATTTCCGGATCAGGCGGGCCGACGGTTCGCCTTTTATCATTCCCAGGGACTATATCGGTGAGATTCCGCAGGATGTGGCGGCCCACTGGCTGGTGAAGGCAGCCCTGGCCGACGGTTCCATCGCTGCGCCCCAGGGCAGAAATGATCCGGCGCTTTGGCAGGCAGATGCAGAGGCAGCGGCCCTGGCGGCGGATGCGGATATCCGTCCGGATGCCAGCCCTGGGGAAAATGCTGCTGAAGGGAATGCAGATAATCCTGCAAAAGAAAATGGGGGCACTGCTGCAGCGGGAAGTCCGACAGGAGAAGAGCCGGAGGCTGGAAAGAAAGAGACGAAAGCAAAGAAGTAAGGAGGCTGTCATGAGTCCAGGCATGTATAGAAGTCCGGAGGCTTCCCGTTTCGAAGCGGCCAGGAGAGCTGCTGCAGGTATGCCGTATCCTGGCGAGCGGGGGGAGTATACGGCAGAGCTTTTTCTGGCGGATTTTCCCCAGTTTACCAGGGCTGTGGAGCGTGTGGATGAAACTGTGGAAGAAGATCCGGAAGGGGGAGCGATTCAGGAAGAAGCAGCTTCTGCAGGAGAAAATGTGGCAGAGCCAGAAGAAGCGCAGGCACCTGGAGAACCGGGAAAAGCAGAGGCCTCCAGTCTGGTGCCGGAAGCCATGCTGGATATTTTTATCGGTCAGGCCAATGACAGCGTCCTGCCGTCCCGGTGGGGAAGCATGTGGCGGTATGCTGCGGGTCTGTATGTGGCCCATTTCTCTGCCATGTATTTAAAGACCTGGTCGGACGGATCCGCCAGTGCAGCCGGGGTGGCGGCATCTGCAGGGCAGCCCGGGGCAGTGAAGCAGGCCACCATGGGGGACACTTCCATCAGTTACGACAATACTGCGATTACGGCGGGGACAGAGAAGTGGGGTGCATGGAACAGCACCCAGTATGGCCAGCAGCTGGTTACCATGGCGCGTATGGCAGGGATGGGAGGGATGTATGTCATATGATTTTCGATAATCCCATATTTAAAACCTGGTACACGGATACCATGGAGATCTGCCGGGTGGTGCCCGTCATGAAGGGGAATGTCACTGCCCAGGAGAGAAAGAAGATCACCAAGACCCCGGTTCCCTGCCGCGTATATAATGCAAAACGGAACGGCCCAGGTATGACGGACAGAGCGGCCCGGGTACACTCGGAGGAGCGGCTGGCCTGCGACCTGGGTGTGGACATCCGGGCCGGGGACGAGCTTTTAGTGGTCCGGGGCGGCGCCCTGGGGCAGACCGGGCGCCCCAGACGGTATTTTGCCGGGGAGCCCCAGGATTATTATGATCCGGTGGGAGGGACCATGTCCGGTCTGCAGCACAAAGAGGTGGGTCTCCTGATGGATGAGATTGTGGGGTGAATACACATGTCAAGCTTTGGAAGCCAGATGCGCAAGCGCATAAGAAAGCTGCACCAGGCAGGGCAGAATGTGCCGAAGATCCTGGAGGAAGTGGCTGAGGGCGCCACTATCGAAGCGGTGCGGGTGGCAACAGAAAACACACCACCCAACGGAGGGGCTGTTATTGCAGGTACTAATACCCGCAGCGGGGATATGGCACAGCACTGGACGCTGGACAGCATCACGGAACCCATGGGTGGAGGGCCTGCCTTTACGACTGTCCTGGCTAATAATATGCAGTATGCGTCCTATGTGAATGACGGGCACCGGATGGATAAACATTTTGTTCCCGGACTGGTCATCAACGGAAACCTGCTGGAGCAGGACCCGGACGGGGAAGGAGGCATTATGGTAGGCACAAAAACTTCCTATGTGGAAGGAAAGTACATGAAGGAGAAAGCCATCGGCAGATACCGCTCCGTGGTGCGGACGGAACTGGAAAAGCGGGTAAAGGAGGTGTTCCGGTGATCTTTACCCTGGAGTGTGTTGTGGACAGTCTGGCCGGGGTGCTTGCCAGACAGTATCCGGATTATCCGGTATATACCAGTCCAAACCAGCAGGGAACCAGTTTTCCCTGCTTCTTTATCTTCTTTATGCCTTCCACCCTGGAGGGGCATGTGGGGAACCGGTATTTCCGGGATCTGGGCATTGATATCGTGTTTGTGCAGCAGAGGAACATCGTGAATGGAACCGCGCAGATCCATGCCCTTGCCGACTATCTGGATGAGGCCCTGGAGCTGGTGCCCTATTCCGACGGAAGCGGCGGGGAGGCATTTCTCCGGACCCATGAGAAAAAGTGGCAGACGGAAGACGACGAGCTGCATTACCAGTTCCATATCCGGGAGCGGGTGGCAGTCAGGCAGGAAGCAAATCTGATGCAGAGAATGGAGGACAACAGGGCTTATGTCAAGAACGAAGAGTGATGATGCAGTGATGCAGCAGAAAGAGCAGGGCAGCACGGTGGATCCGCATCCGCCGGGGGAGAAGAAGTTTCCCACGGGGAAGCTGCTGAAAAGTAAACATCTGGCAGCTTACCAGCCGGACTTTGCCAGGGTGATCCTGACAGAACCGGCTTATTCTGTGTCCGGCGCAAAGGAAGCACTGGATAAGGCATTGAAAAGGAAATAGAAAGGAGCCACCTACTCAGTGGTGGGTGGCTTATTTGTTATGCAGGATTTAAGAAATACCGCTATCTCATCCATGGAAGTGGCACAGATGGTGGATAAAAAGCACGGTGATTTGTTGAAAGACATCAGAAGATACACAGTGCAATTAGGAGAAGGGAAAATTCCCTCGTCCGATTTTTTTACAGAAAGTACATACCAAAACAGCCAGAATAAGACAATGCCCTGCTACCTTGTCACCAAGAAGGGCTGTGAGTTCATCGCCCACAAGCTGACCGGCCAGAAGGGTATAGCTAAAGCTCTTGGTTATGCGGAACCGAGGAGTGCAATTTCAAAGAAGGTTGATGAAGAGGATAATGGCGTTGCCAAAACGGAAACACTTTCAGAAAATACAGGAAATTTTTTGATGATAGGCCTATGATTCATGTATTTTTTGTGCTACAATATAAAAAATGAAAAGGAGGATACTGTTATGGCAACACCAACTAAAGAGGGGATAAAAGCGGAAATTGATCATCATGAAAGAGAGTTAGATAGGGCTATTAATAATGGTGATGAAAAAATGATAGCTTATCATAATGAAAGGATCAGAAGATTGAAGATTGAGTTGGAAAATTTAAAATAGCAGTTATGGCAATAATAGTGGTCTAAATAAGCAGAGATAAATCTCTGCTTGTTTTTATAATTGGGTATTGACTTTTTGGGCTACATGAATTAAGATATTTATGGGGCTACAGAAAGTGAGGTGAAAGAGTGAGTCCACAAATAGGTAGACCAAAATCTGACAACCCAAAATCCAACCCTATCCACGTTAGGCTTGATGAAGAAACCAAGGAAATTCTTGAGAGATACTGCAATCAGGAAAATGTGACAAAAACAGAGGGAATAAGGAGAGGAATACACAAATTGAAGTCAGATATAAAAAAATAAGAGCAACCGGACACTTTGGCGAGTAACGGTTACTCTTGTTTTCCATCAGAGGTTTCCCACTGATAAATCTGATTATATCAGATTGGGAAATCTCTTTCAAGCACAAATTTGAAAGGAGATAACGATGCAATTTGTAGAGCAGGTTTTAAACAGTCGTGAAGTGGCGGAAATGGTTGGAAAAGATCATTCAAAGTTATTGAGAGATATCAGAAAATATGGGGAGCAGTTAGGAGAGGCCAAAATTGGCTTGTCCGATTTCTTTACAGAATCGACCTATATCACAGAACAGAATAAGACAATGCCCTGCTACCTGGTCACCAAGAAAGGCTGCGAGTTTATCGCCCACAAGCTGACTGGCCAGAAAGGCACCGAGTTCACCGCAAAGTACATAAACCGGTTTCATGAGATGGAGCAGGAGCTGACAGTGCCTAACGCAACGGAGATCCCCATCGGGGAGATCGCCAGCTATCTAAAGGCCAT